TTTTCTTTTTGAGATTCCGAAAATTCATCTGAAACATTTGCTTTTTTCGAAATAAAATTAGCAAATTCTCCATACCCCATAAACAAGTAATAAGAATTAATTATGCGATTGACTTGATTTATAATTTTTTCTTTGGATAAACCTCTCAAATTTACAGGGTTGATTTCAGCTAAAAAATGAGCACCACTACATCCATGTATATTCCATACACCACCTACCTTTTCCATTTTACGATCATCAAAGAGTTGCTGTTTGAAATTATCTTGGACATTTGGGGAAGCTACTACAATTATTTTTTTTGTAATCCCCATTTGTTTCATATAACTCCGCATTTCTTCGCTTACACCAATCGCCGAGCAAGTTTTCCCTGTTCCTAGACCATGATATAAAAGAAGTGAATTATAAGGTGTATTAATTGATAAAAAGCTTTTGACAAATTGTTGATGAGGATTAAGTTCAAACGTAGAAAAACATAATCTTTTTGCTTCCTTTTCTGCATCTTCAACTGTAAAACGATGAGAGTAATCATTAAATTCCTTTCGTTTGGCCAATTTTAAATTGAAACTAGGATCATTTATATCTGGATATAAATCATTCATTTACTATATAATATTTATATTATTATTTTTATTAGGTAACTATCCATTTTTCTAAAATTGTCTCTATTTTATTTATTATCTGTAAACGCTCTTTATGATAGGGTCTAACTAATGCTTTAAATTCACTTAATGTTGCCCATTTTGCATCACTAATTTCTTTTTTTTGAAAATGAACAAGACTTTGATCTTCATTTCCTACATATTTTCCCAAATAATAATTGTCTCTATAAGATTGATAATTGGAACCAATTACATATTCATTATAAGGTGTTACATTTCTTAATACTTTAATATTATTTTGTGGTAATCCGGTTTCTTCTGCCCATTCACGGATGGCACATTCCATATGTGTTTCATTTAAATTTTTTCTTCCTTTTGGAAATCCCCATTCTGGAAATTCCCAATTTGATGTGCATTCTCGAATAAGTGATTCCGTATTATAAAATTCTGATTTAATAGTTACGCCTCTCATTAGCATAGTAAATTTTTCTCTAGCGAAAATTCTTTCATTTTTAAAATAAGAATTAGAAGTAGATCCCCATAATTCCAACCACGCTTTATCAAAATTATTTTCAAGAATTAATTTTTTCTCATCATTTGTCATTTCAAAAATTATATCCATTAGATGACTCTTATTGTTAATGGCAAATCTTCCTCTTAAAAAATCAATATACCCAAAGGTATGTTTTCGGCAAATGATTAAATATTCCATTTGTTTATCATTTCTTTTCTTAAATGCTATGATTCCACTACTAATTAAAGGTTTTCGACAATTATGAAAACTATGTCCAGATTTATCACAATTATTACAATAGTTTTGATTATGCATCATTAATTAGTTAGCACCGCTTAACTTTTATATTGTTTGACTTTAATGGACAAAAGTTCTGAATGGGGACCAAAATATTGGTATGTATTTCATATGATGGCATTTAATTATCCTTTAACACCAAATAAAGTAACCAAAAAAAAATATTACGAAACAATTATGAATTGGCCTTTATTTTTGCCGCACTCTCAAATGGGTAATAAATTTAGTAAGCTTTTGGATAAATACCCAGTTACTCCCTATCTGGATTCTAGACAATCTTTTATTAAATGGACACATTTCATTCATAATAGAGTGAATGAAATTTTGGATAAACCTCTTTATGACTATGCTCAGTTTATAGAAGATTATACAAAACCGAAGGAAAAAAAAAGAAAGACTTTTTGGGCATGGTTAAATCATCATAAAAATAAGATAATTGTCATTTTTCTGTTATTTATTATATGTTTATTATATAAGTTTTTATGAAATTAGAAGTAATAATATTTGGAGTAACAGCTTTTTTAATTGTCAATTCTTATCACGATGGAAAATATATAACACTTTTAAAATCTTGGAAAAAATATTACCAAATGGCATTTTATGGGTTTTTAGGACTTTCACTCTATCTTTTTATTAAGCGTCATCCTGGTCAATCCCATAGTTTAATTAAACATGCAAATGGAATTATTAAATATATGCCAATTGATAAAGATGCTTCGGATATGTTAACACCAATTTTTAACTTTTCAAAAAATAGTATGAATCCTAGTGAAGAACGATTAATCAATTCTGGAAGAGGAGCAGTTGGAGGAAATGGTAATACAACAAAAAGGTCGGTAAGTGAAACAAAGAAAAAATATGTGGCTTCAAGACAAAACTGGCACTGTCAAGATTGTAATGAGCAATTAACAGCTTGGTTTGAAGTTCATCATAAAACACCACTTGAAAAGGGAGGATCAAACCATATAGATAATTTAGTAGCTTTATGCCGAAATTGTCACGGCGCTCATACAGCTATGGATAATTTATAGTCTTAATTTAATATAACAGATATGATTTCTACAAAATCGTTAATTTTACTTTTTCTAATATATTTAACGGCAAATATAATTTTATTTAGAGTGGATTATCTTGGTAAATTTAATTTTGGAAGTGCAACCACTGTTTCATTATCAATTATGGGAATGGGAGTTTTATTTTTATTAATTTTAATGAGTTTTAAAAGTGATATATTATTTGATTATTTTGGGTTAACATGGACTAATCTTGGATCAGTTATAAAAATTAGTAGTATCATAATTGGTATTTTAACTTTTTTTATTTTATTAATATTTGGTATTTTTTCAGCTGTAAAAGAGCCACCTGCCACCAAAGCCTTTTTTACATTTTTTAACTACATTATTTTTGGAGTTACTATGTTATTTGCTTTGTATTTTTTGAAAGATTATCGATTTCAAAATCCTGTAATGCGTCTTTTGAAAGATTTACTTCTTTACATTCCTTGTTTAATATATGATTTCATCGATTATGTAAAACATCAATTAGCTATTACAACTCCAACTGCCTATATAATATTAGCAATTGATATAGGGTTAATCATTCTTAACAAATTAATAGGTAAATTTAAAATATGGTATCAACATTTTAGATCTCCTCATGGATTGTTGCTAGAAGGTCCAGTTTATTTAAATAAAAAGCGTGTATTAGGTAATTTTGAGAATATGAAGGCAATTAAAGATAACCAAAATTTTAGTTATCGATATGGAATTGGTTTTGATATTTATATCAATCCACAACCACCAAATACAAGTGTAGCCTATAACGAATATACTCCTTTATTTGATTATGGAGGAAAGCCTTCTCTTCTTTATAAGGCAGATGAAAATAAATTAAAAATACAAGTAATAATGAATGAAAATGAAACTAAAGATATTTATTTAGGTAAAGATATGAAACTTCAAAAATGGAATAAATTCTTGATAAATTATGACGGTGGAACATTAGACATATTTTTAAATGATAAATTAATTTCTTCAACAGGGTCTTTGGCCCCATATATGACATTAGATGTTGTTTCGGTAGGAGCAGACAACGGAATAAATGGAGGCATCCGAAATGTTGTATATTTTAGGGACCCTGTAATATAATAAAATCTGCGTAGATTATATATACAAACATGAAATTAATGACAATTTTATATATAATCTTGGCTTTAGTAATTTTCTACTACATTTATGTAGGTGCAACAAAAACGAGTGGTATTACATCACTTACTGATGCTAAAGTTGTTCAAACTATAGACCCATCTAAATTAAAGAGTAATAGTGGTACTAATAATTATACATATGCAGTATGGATGTATGTAGATAATTGGAATTATAGATATGGCGAGCCTAAAGTCGTATTTGGCAGAACGGATAGCTCTAAACAAGGAGAAGCAAATCCATCCCCATCAGTTGTTTTAGGAGCAATGCAAAATGATTTAACTATTTTAGTGACTACGCATCCAACTAGCACAGGTGGGACTCCAATTGTTCATAACTGTGTCATTAAGAATGTTCCACTTCAAAAATGGACATGCCTTCTTATTAGTTTATATGGAAGATCGTTAGATGTTTATTTAGATGGAAAATTAGTAAGAACTTGTGTTTTACCCGGAGTTGCTATGGTTAATAAAACTGCACCAGTTAAAGTAACACCCGATGGTGGGTTTGATGGATATACGGCTAAGTTTATGTATTTTGATCAACCAACTAACCCACAAGAAGCATGGAATATATATAAACAAGGGTTTATGGGAGGAGCTATAGGAAATTTCTTTGAAAAATACAAAATTAAGGTAGCATTTTTAGAAGACAACGTTGAACAAGGAAGTCTAGAAATTTAAATAATTTTATAAAGATATATATAATGGCAAGCCAAGCTACATCTTTAGGAAATATATCATCAGGAAATTTTCAAACGGTTACTCCAAAAAAAACCTTTATGACTGGAACTAAGGAGTTTTTAGAATCAAATAGTATTGTGGCTAAAGTAGCCTTTCTTCTTTTAGTTTTAATCGTTTTCATTCTTTTGTTACGTTTAGGAATACAAATTATTTCCTATTTTATGACTCCTACAAGTGATCCTATTTTAATAAATGGTATGATTGATGCTACTCATATGCAAATTATTCCTCAAAACCCAGCTCTTGCTAATTCTATCCCTATTTTGCGTTCTGTAAATCAATCTGAAGGAATTGAGTTTACATGGGCATGTTGGACATTTATCAAAAACTTAAAACCAGATAATCGTTATAAGCATATTTTCCACAAAGGTAATAATAAAGTAGATAGTGAAATGGGAATGAATTTTCCTAATAATGCACCCGGTCTCTATATAGCTCCTCATACAAATAATCTTGTAGTTGTTATGAATACTTTTAATAAAATTAAGGAAGAAGTTGTTATTGAAGATATTCCATTAAATAAGTGGGTTTGCGTAATAATACGCGTTGAAAACCATAATTTGGATGTTTATATTAATGGTGTAATTGTTAAGCGTCATGTGCTAGCAAGTGTGCCCAAACAAAATTATGGTGATGTTTACCTTTCTATGAATGGTGGATATAATGGCTATACTTCTGAACTTCGATATTGGAATCATGCCCTAAATGTTCGAGAAATACAAGATGTAGTCAACAGAGGACCAAACCTTAAAATGCAAGAGCCTGATATGGTTGAATCTGAACCACGTTACTTTTCTCTCAGATGGTTTTTCCAAAACCCCAAAATGGATTATGGAGGATTGTAAATAAAAAATAATATTAATTTTGTTTTAAAATTAATATTATTATATGTCAAATTAATCATGACATCCGTTCCTGTTTTTCCAAATGCGTGTAACCCAGAAATAAAATCGGGCACCCTTATTTTAAGACCATGGTCTAGAGCAACTGGCCAAACCTGTCAACCAATTAGTGATGCAACTCCAAAACAGTTAGACTGGCGTCGAAAAGCAGAAATATTAAAATATAAACAAAAAGGAAATAGTGAAACACAAGCCCAGCGTTATCGGCGGGTTGCAACCAATACAATTAATCATCGCAGTCAAACATATGCAGCCCAAAATCTTAATATAGTTCCCAAATATACAAATCCAAATACGCGTAAATTAAAGTTAATAGGTAATAATTTGCAACTAAATACCTGTCAAGAACGTATTACCTACACGTATGGCGCCGATGTGCCTGGACCGGCGATGGCGTTGACACCTGTTCCAAAAGTTCCTTTAACAAGATACAACCCAGAAAGGCGAACTTATTTAGGGGGAGCCGAAAAATGGCCCAACTGGGGATGGTATCCTGGTGCAAATGGTTTTCCAGTAGGAAAGAAAGGAAAAATTGATTAAGTATATATAGAGATTATTATAGAGTAAATAAGAAATGGATGAACTACCTTGTAGCGTTGAGTTGAATAAAACATTTATTCATGAAATTCATGATGTAAAATTTGGGAATTTACCTTTAGAAACAGTTCATAAAATTTATAGAGATGGGCGTCCATTTTCCCATTTGATTGAAAAATGGCTAGAACTTAATTATCCAATTGTTCATGTTCCGGGATGTAAAGACCATGATTTTTATGATAAAAATCATCCTAAAACAATTTATGATGAAAAAACATTTACAAAAGGAGGATGTAAGTTTTGTTCTTCTAATATGCTTGGTCAAGGGAGAAAATTCGACGAAGAAAAGTTCCGTGAAAAAACTGTTAAAATGATATTTTGTATTGTTTCAAATATTGCGTTTCCTTTAATTAAAGTTAGATTTATGCGAGGAAAAGATTTAATAGTTCATTATCCAAAAGGAGAAATCCCTCTAAAAGATCATGTTAAATTCTTTGATTAATTCTTGTTTGGAAATAGAACGAGCACCAACGGTATTATCTTTGGATCTGAAAATAATATTTTTTAACTCCTTCATTTTTGTCTCATTAATTTCATCTTCCAACTTTATGAAATAATGAGATTGATGAGATTTATTTTCTGTATCACTACTTATCTCTCCTGCCTTGAATCCAACTCTTCTAAAAGAAAGGTCAGGATTTTCTGTTTGCTTAACAAACTTATATCCTTTTGGAGATAATTTCTCGATTGGATCACGTGGTTCTTTTCTATACTCCCATATTTGAAATACACAGGGAACATCATGTGGTTTTCCATCCACAATAAACGAATTAAAAGGAATATCCCATTCGTGAATGAGGTAAAAATTTAAAGGAAAATGTTTTTGCATACTTTCCTTTTTGAAGCTCTTTGGTAATATAAATGAAACTGAATCTGCAAATTCGCATGCTTTTTTTATAAATTTAATAGCCAAAGTAGATTGCCGACCAAAAGGAGGATTTCCTAAAACATGAACTTTTCGGAAATTTGATATATCAATATTTAATGATATAAAATCTTGTTTTTTAATCTCGAGATGATCTGGCTCTATATCATAAAATAAAGCGTTGTTAAATAATTTATCAATACGTGAAATAAAAGCTCCATTTCCTGCACTAGGTTCTATGCATAAATCGTTTGCAGCCTCTATATCTAGATGTTTTTCTATTTCCTTCATACATTTTATTACTACTTCTTCTGAAGTATAATATTTGTCAATTGAATTACGATGAAGACCTTTGGTTTGTGGCATTTCTAATATCATCAATACACTAAATAATTTAATATCAATTTTTAAATTATTTAATCTAACATAAATTTAAAAATGGTAATCCAAAACCAAATAGTTCAATTTATAGTTATGTTTTTAGTAGCCTTATTTTTAAATCCTATGAATTTATTAGCAAATAATTTACATGATATATATTTTTCGTTAACTAGTTATTATTCAGCTTTATTAATGGCATCAAATATGATATGGAGTCATCAAATAGTTCATTATTTAAATTATAAAAGTTTTAACAAGGATGTATTTATTTTTGGACTTATTTTAAGTTTTACATTATTTTTTTTTCTAAGGTATCAAAAAGGAGTTTCTTCTTCTCAATGGTTAAAAAGAATGATAGGACATCATTCAACTGCCTTAACAACAACAAAAAAATTGTTAGAGAACCCTAATAATTTTTATCAAAACCCTAAATTATACCGATTAGCGAAAGATATAATTTATTCACAAGAGAGAGAAATTATATTTATGAAAAAATTTTTATTTGGCTAAATGTCTACCGTATTTCATCCATAAGAATATACTTACTGTAAATCCTAAAAGAAATCCAGCAACACACTGATCAGGATGATCTTTCATAAAAGGTCGGGTAACAAGAGGCCCTATGAAAAAAGTTAAAAGTGAATAAAAAACCATAATTGAGATTGTAGTTGGATTTGAGAGATGCACCATTTTACAGTTTGTTAAGAAAAAAAATTAGAGTCTTAGGTTTGGATTAACACAAATATCTCTTCGGGGGAATATTTGTCCTGACATGCATTTATCACCAGGTGTTACATCAATACAAGATCGAATACCTCTATCCGTTCCAATATAACAATATCCTTGTTCCTCAAGAACTCCTGCTTTATCTACTATTTCTTGAGATGTTTGAACTCCTTTTCCAAATTTTTTTTTCTTTCCAGGTGCATCAACCTTCTCTTTTACTTCTTCTTCAATTACCTTTTCAGGTAAAGAGAGAAAATTTAAAATACGAGGTTTAAAATAAACCGCTAAACCTACTAGGATTGCTATTCCTAAAAGTATCCATGGTAAATAACTCCCTGATTTGGTTGGAGGAGGAGATGCCTTTTTACTCCATGGAGCAGAAGGAGGACTAAAAGTATCTTCGTTCATAATTTTAGATAATGTTTCCGACATGTATATTTATAAAAAAGAGAGACAAAAAAATTGAAATGATTTTACGGATACTTACTATAATAAATTATACCCTTCCTTACTGCACAAAGAATCATGTCCATGAACTCATTTCCACAAAGTTTTCGCCAGCTTTATCACTGGCTTTTCAGTATCCCCGAACGCTCTTCAGATCCACTACGTATCCTTGCTACAGGTAAGTGGCGTCAATTTGAGACACGACGTCTACTTCTTGAAGCAGCTCTCCATCATCCCGTTACCTGTCTGTCACAGGAAGAGGAAGGAAAACTTCAGGCTTTGTGTGCCTTTAATATTATGGAAAGTCAAGGTTATATTTCTCAAAATGATGAAAAAGAATTTTACTTGTTTATTGGTGCTGGACGTGGTAGCACCCAAATGTCTATTTTGAATAATGATGGAGAGGTTGTTGAGGCCTTTAATATCGAAACAGGCTATCCTAAGGAAGGCTCGCCAAACATTAGTCTTCTTCGGGAAACAGCTCTGAAGGTATTTGAAATTTATGCGAATAATATTAATCTTATTGTAGGATTCGACAGTATTTATCACGTGTTGAAGCATGATTGTCCTGTTGTTACAGATGAAGGAGCACTTCCAGTTAGAGTTACGACAAATGGAGGTGACTTTTTGAAGCTTGGGTATCTGACTGATCTTTATAAGAATACCCCTATGATTGTTGTTCGAAACTTCGTTACAAGGGATGGAGAGATTCGCAAAATTTCCTTTGCCACAGGATCTGAACTGCTAATTGATCTCGGTTCAGGAAACGCAAATTTGGTTGATCCTGTATCCGGTCAACAGCTCTCAAATCGCGAACTTCCTAGTGATTGGATGTCGAATGATGAATCTCTACTTGAAGTTGCGTCGTCACTTCGATCCCTTCTAAATGACGCTGAAGAGTTTGACGCGATGCCTAATGACAGTGATTCAGAAAGTGAATAAAAAATTCATCCTTTAAAATTAATTTTAATATCACTATACCTTAAAATTTCCCAATATCTTGAATTACTTTTTTGTTCTTTATCCATTTTTTTATCGTCTACAATACAGACTAAACATATATTATTTCTCAATAAATCACGTCTATTATATTTACAACAAGCGCAATAATTGTGTCCACATCCTATTTTTTCCATAAAGACAGGGTTTTCAAATTCATCACAACATAAATCGCATTTATTCATATATATATATTAGTATTTGAAAATTACTTACGACAAGTATCATAGTTATTAACAAACCAATCTACAGATTGTTGAATTCCAAATTCTATATCTGTAAAATTAAATGTTAATCCTGTTTCTGCTAATTCCTTCAATAATTTAGAATTATCAGCAGTTTTTTTATACTGACCATTTGCAAATGAAGTGTCAAAAACTATTTTTCCCTCGTAACCCATAGCATCACCTATGTGTTTAGCTATTTCACCAATACTTACTTCATGTTCTTCTCCAACAGAAAGAATTAAATTTTCTTTTTTATCATAATCACTTAAAGTCCATAAAATCAATCTTGCTAAATCGATTGAATAAATAAACTGACGTAATGGTGATCCATCCCCTCTCACTTTAAATTCTGAATTATTTTTAATTGCGTTATAACACTGGTGCATTAAAGCAGGAATAACATGCGCATCTTCTAAATGATAATTATCATGAGGCCCATAAATGTTTGTTGGTATAATACAGATAAAATTTTGATTATGTTGTTCACGATACATTTGAGAATAAATATCGAGCATACGTTTGGAATAGGCATAGGCATCATTTGAAAAATGGGGAGGACCGTCATGTAACATGTCTTCATTTATAGGATAGGTGGTTTTATCGGGAAAAACACATGTGGATAAACATGAAATAACTTTTTCGACATTAAATAAATAACAACATTTTAAAACATGGTAATTCATTTGCATATTATCATCCAGTAAATTAAATTTTTGACTCATATTTTTGTAAAGTCCACCTACATTTGCGGCTAAGTGAATTACATAATTAGGTCGAATTTTTTTAAAATAATCATGGGTTTCGTTATAATTTATTAAATTACACGTTTTAGAAGTAGCAAAAATAAAATCGTAATTATAGTTGGATTTTATTTTTTGAATTGCTTGACCAACAAGTCCAGAACCGCCTGTTACTAAAACAATTTTTTTAGCTGACATTTATTTATTTATAAATATATTATTTTTTTGCGGATAAATTACACAGGATAAAAGAATTTGCATGTTCCATTAGTGTATCCAATACTTCATTTTTACTCTGTTTTCCTGTCACTTGATAAGTTGTTCCAAATACAGTCATTCGACCATCCCACGATAATTTTGTCTTATTAAATTCATACTCGAGATCAATTGGAATTTCGCGTTGTCTAAGGTGGTTATAAAGGCTTCGCCCAATACATCTATTAGATCTTCCCATAATTAATTTTTATCACTATTTATATTTAAGTTTATTTTATAAATCATATAACATCTTCATCTTATCTATACTTTTCATAAGATTTCGCTGTTTATCATTAATAAAATCTGGTTTTTGTTCATATTTTTTTATAGCTTTAAAAAACTTGAAAATCTGAGGTAATATAGTTTTTATTTTTTCACTTTGATGCACAATTGGTAAATTCATGTTAACATTCTCGGTGTAAAGTTCAATCGCAAGATATAGGAGGTGTCTCCTTTTTTTCTTTTGAGAGAAATTGTATTTTATACAAAATAAATCAAGAAGTGCTCTAATTATTTTAGATTTATTTGCATCACCTCCTGTATTTAAGAGTAATTCCCAACATAACCATATGGGATCACCCTTAAATTTGTCATCAACATTAACAAAATTACGTTCTGTTATGATAATTGGTTTTTTTTGTTTACGACACAAACTATCAAAATCTATCATCCAATCTACCCAGTAACAACATCGTAACAAATTTTTTTTTGAAAAATGAAATGCAAACTCATTAACAGAAAGTAAAATTTCATTTGGATCTTCATCTTTTAATACTTTCTTACAATAATTAAGATTGTCTGCCTTTAAATTAGAACCTAGTGTGTCTAACGCAAAATCAGTTGCTTTTTTAACTTTAAGCATTTCAAGAGAAGGTTTTTTGGGAGAAAAACAAAGAACAAGTGTTATTTCTGCTAAAAGTTTACGCATATCTTCACTATTCCTAGTTTCAATTTCACATTCCCCATAACCAATTCCAATTATTTCTTTAAATTTATCAAAGCGGGTAGCAATATAAATTGCCAATTTAGGATTTCCTGAGCGCACATGTTTTCCCATAGTTAGTAAAAAACAATCCCATATATCCTTTAGGCGACCGCTGCATAATAATTCAACATACCAAGAAAGAGCATTTTCAATATTTTGATTATTCATACTTTCAATAAATGTTTTCAAAACATCACTTTTTTTAAAATTAGAAAATGTTGTTGAATTAAATTCTTTTTCCGCTCTTTTGTCATGAATTATTATTTCCATATATATTATATATAGTAATATATGCTGAAAATAATTTTAATTGTTTTATTAATCATATTGTTGTGTATTTTATTATGCAAAAGTAATAAACCTCTGTATGAGGCGTTTACTCAAAAAGGAAATAAATTTATTTATAAAAATAAAGAAATCTACGATGACTTTTATACAAGTGTTTATGATGACTTAGTTTATAATCAGCGAAAAAATGATTTTGAGGTGGGTGAAATAATGAAATATGTATCAGATGGATCAGTTTTAGATATAGGATCAGGAACTGGACATCATGTAAAAGCCCTTCATGATAAGGGATTGGATTGTGTAGGTTTAGACAGTTCGAAATCTATGATTAAAGCAGCCAAAATAAAATTTCCAAATCAAAAATTTATATATGCTGATGCTTTGCAAACGATGACATTTCAACCTAATTCATTTGATCTAATAACGATGCTTTATTTTACAGTTTATTATATAAAAGATAAAGAGCAACTTTTTAAGAATGTGTCATTATGGCTTAAACCGGGTGGATATTTTGTTATTCACCTAGTAGATAAACATCATTTCAATCCTATGGTCCCAGCAGGAGATCCATTTGTAATTATTTCACCTCAAAATTATAGTGAAAAACGTATAAATGATAGCGTAGTTCATTTTGATAATTTTAAATACAAATCAAATTTTGCTCTACCACAAAAAAATAAAGGAGTCTTTAAAGAGTATTTTAAATTTAAAGACAACGGAAAAGTAAGACAAAATGATCACATATTTTACATGGAAAATCAAAAGAAAATTGCACAGATGGTTAAAAATGTGGGTTTAAAATTAGAAGAAGTAATTGATATGAGTCCTTGCGCATATGATAATCAGTATTTATATGTCTTTAGAAAAGCTGGTTATTAATTCATTTATTTTAAACCATGATTTAGTTGCTGCGTCGTAAAAAATGAGTATTCCATGATTTTGAACAAATTCAGGGGTTTCATCTTCATCTTCCTCTGATTTTATATAATATTCGAATCTAAGGGATTCAACAGTATATTTTCCATCTTTATTATCAGGTAATAATTCCATCACTCTATCACTTGTCTCTTCACAATCACCATCTCCACTTTTACGATCACAAAATGTTGTTTCCTTCGCCTCTTTTACGGCATTCAAAAGTTCTTGAATATTATTAACATGTTTTTTTTCTTTACTAAAAATATTTAACATATTTGTCCCATTTTCAAAATCACCCCACTCTTCATTAATTCTATCATAGAAATTGGTTACTTCCATTTTGGAAGAGAAAGGAAAATAATCTAAATATTCAATTATAGCTGCTTTTGGAGAAGAATTCCCTGCATTTTTTTTTTCTACGACGGGTCTTCTTAAATCCACCAACTAAATTATTAACATCTCTCCGCTTTATAGTCTTATTAAATTTCCTTTCAAAAACTGTTCTTTCTGGAGGAGGTAAAGGGACCATTCCTATTAAATCTCTGACATAATTTAATCCAGTTCTAGCGTGTGGATTATTCCATAAATCATAATAATCCTTACGAATTTTTTCTCTTCTTATATGACAACCAGCTCCTTGAATATCCTTTTCAGTTATATCATCTGGTTGTTTTTCAGATAATTCTAAATAAATTTCAACAGGGTAGATGACAAATGTTAATGGGTTGGGGCGTCGTGGTATCTCTAAACCTTCACTTGGATCTTGGGTGGGTCCATTTTCTTGATGATATGATAATATAGAATATTGTCTTTTATCTACGTAAAAGGGACGCCTAGCCGCAAATAATATATCTAATACAAGATGAGTATTTTCCTTTAAAATTTTATCAGAAGCCTTTGAAGCTTTTTCTAATTTTTCTCTAAAAAGTCTTGTTAATAAATCTTGTCTTGCTAATTGTGTTAAGTTAGTTTTTCTTTCCACTTCAGCACGCACATTATTAAATATTTTATAAACAGCTATATCTCCATTATCTGGTAAAAACTTCCTCTTTAACACTCGCTGATAAACAAAAACTCTATGATAATCGGCATCAAAAAGAGATCTTAAAATATCTTTAAATTTCATACCCTCAAAGTCTGCTTTTGAATATTTATGTTGATTTGAAACAAGTAATGATTCATTTACATTTCTTTCTAAATTTTGTGCTGCTAATCTTTGTGTTGCGACCTGATTAGCATATGTTTCTCTTACTATTTTCAGTCTTTCTGGATGTCGTTGAACCATGTTGGATAATAATTGAATTAACTCACGTTTTAGAAGATTGTTTGAATATAAAATATTAAATGATCTTAATATACTTCTTATATTTCTTACTGTTAGTAAATCATAAACTTCATTTGCAGTTAGAGTTTCATTTAAATTATACTGAGGGTCACTATTAAATACTTGATATGCTTCTCCAATATCTGATACAACCCGATTTCTTCCTTGTTGTAAATTAATTAATTTATTATTTTGCTTTCTTAATATATCAACACTTTCATTCCTAACATTACTTCTGAAGGTAATTTTAACTAAACCATCTCGTGAAATCGAGTAATTTTTTATATTAATATTACCGGTTGAAGATGATAAGGGAGGTGGCAAAGGTGGGGGTATTGGTGGTGCTCCGGTTGTTGGCACTTCTGGTGGTGCTCCGGATGTTGGCACTTCTGGTATAGTTTCCCGACGTCTCCTTGTCGATGTCCATGGTCTTCCATCAGTAGCAACACTCCACTCTGGATCATCATCATCCTCATCATCCGTATCAAGATAATGATATGTTTCTGGAATTGTTGAAAGTCTACTGTCAAAAGCTCCTCCTCCACCTTCAGAAGATGGTCCAATATTTGTATCCAAACCAGTCCTAGTGCTAACACCACCTTTTTGATTATATTTATTCTTAACCATATACTTATTATATATAGTGAAGATTATTTATACATTATTCATAAATGTCATATATGCTGCTCTTTGTATTTCCTGTTGTTTTTGTTTTTTAGCTCTATTTAAAATATTTATGGCTTCCTTAATTTCACTTTCATCAATTACATCATCTTTATTGGTATCAATTGCCGCTTTCATTTTATGACGATATTTTTTTGGAATTATACAAAATGAACTATGTTCATTAAACATGTAATCATTTAATACAATAAATGTGCTACTCATAACAAGAGCAGTTATTATATCTCTAGTTCCCACAAAACAAATTGCAAAAATCATTAACTCACGACCTACTGTATCTCTTAAAATACGTTGATGATAATCATTCATCCGAATTGTTATAAATTTCGAACCAAGATTTAAAAAAATTATAAAAAATCCAAGAAAGTATTTACTACGATTTAATTTATTGATAAAATCCAACATCTTGTGTATATTATATTATAGTAGCATTATTTTTAACAAAATTCAATACTAACTTTTTGGGAATTGAGTTATAATCACAAATTAGATAATTTGTTCTTAATCGTTCAGCTAATATGATATCCTCACATTCTTCCGCAATCAGATCATTATCATCGTAATACCTTTCATATTCAATATCGGTTTTTTCTTCATAGAATACAGGTTTTACATTTCTCTCAGATTCTCCCTTAAGAATTAAAAAGAACAAAAACTTATTTGGTGTAAATATTTGAGATGGTCCTAAAATATCACAATTTTCTTTTAATGGTTTTTTATTTATATCTACAATTGTCACATTATCGGTTTCTAATTGAATTAGACGCTTATTCTTTGAAATAATATTAACATACATAGAGGGATTTTTATCTAATAATTTGTTTAAAATAATAGCAATACAGTCATCTGATTCAAGGTTAAAATTTTGATAAATTTCGATTTCATCAAGACCAATATTGTCCTTAAAAATAATATCTAACATCGGAATTATCTTTGAATTAAGAGAGTGTTCATATTCCCCGCTTACGTTTTTCCGCCATGACGTCTTACTTCCTCTTGTTAAATAGACTTTACATTTACTATCTTTATCATTTGCATTTGTTTGCATCTTAAAGGAAACAATTAATTCTCTCAAAAAAATTTTAATGTTTTCCATATAAAAATTAATAAATTCATATCCATCAAAATAACTATTTTTATGTTTCTCTAATGTTGATTTCTTTTTCCACTGACCTTCTAATTTATTATAAAGCGCCATAAAGAAATAGGAACCATCTAAAATAAGAGCAGTTTTAACATTTGTTCGTGGAATTGCTTCTTCTTCATCTCCCATAATTGCTAAAATATAATTAGATCTCTTTAATTATATTTAAACGGGAATGGTATTTGATTCTTTGGGACGAAGTGCTTCGTCGATCGTCATTCTTTCTTTAGAAGATGTAACCTCAAATTCGCAGTCTTCATCACATGGATTGCATTTCCCCTTTGAATATTTAAGTGTAGGTGGATTCTTGCTGGGATCAACATTTCCATCTTTACAATATTTTTTAACAAAATCACCTTTATTTTCCATCGATTCTACAAACATAAAATCTTTATTTAAGGTAATGTAAATAAGAGCAACTAAAATTCCAGCTGTTAAACTATAGTAGCCTGCTCCTATAGTAGCTGCTAAAAATAAGAATTTACCAAAAGTTGTTTTAGTATAAATTGAAAATTGATGTGGTTGCCCAACTACCAAGAAAATAAGAAGAACTCCTAAAAGAATTTCAACTAAGGTATTCATAATTTATTTATTTATACATTCACTTGATAAAATTATTATCTGTTTTTTTTATAAGAAGGAATAAACTATGAGCAATAGTTCGCTAGGATTTAGTTTTATCGAAAGCACAGAAAAAATTAAGGGAAAACTAAAACAAAAAAGTAAACAAGTAAAAAATAGAGCTCCTATGCCTAAAGCACCAGTTGCTCCTGTTATAGAAAATTTTGATGTGCAAAATGAAATGATGGGAATGAGTAGTGACGAAGAAAATGATGATAGTGGGGGTTTAGCTGATGTTGATTTCTCTCCTCCTCCTAAACCAGAGTCTTCGGGAGTTCAAAGAACAAAGGATAAAGAAAAGGCATTAGCACGGGAAGAACAACACCCAGCTGAGCCATTTACTAAAATGGAAGAAGAATTCTCAAAAGAATACTATGAAAATGTTATTCCCTTTGAGGCGCCTCAATTAAATACCGGACAAGTTGAATCAAATAACACTAGAACAAGTAGTAATGATTTAGAACAAAAACTAAATTACTTAATTCATATGATGGAGGATCAGAAAGATGAGAAGGTAGCAGGTATTACAGAAGAAATAGTTCTTTACTGCTTTTTAGGAGTATTCATCATCTTCGTTTTAGATTCTTTTGCAAAGGTAGGAAAATATGTGCGTTAATATAATTAAAATTGATGTTAGTATTTAGCTCTATAAGAACTAGGTAAGTAAGAAATAATGACTTTAAGAAAGAATCAACTCGAAGCTATTCAAAAATCAATTGATAATGATTTCTCAAGTGGAATTCATTATCATGCTACCGGAACAGGAAAATCTTGGATTGCCATGAATATTGTGAATGAATTTAGGAAAAAAAATCCTAAAGGAAATGTTTTGTGGCTCTGTGAAAGAAAAGATATTTTGAATCAACAATTTTCACGGAATACAATTGTTGATTGTGGTTTTAAAGAAATACTAAAGGGTTTCAATTTATTAGACTATGTAAGTAAGAAAAATGCTAACTGGTATGAATCATTAAATGCTTCGGCTTTCTGGGGATTACCTTTCCTTTGCATTATTAATAGATGCTTTTTAACAAGTAAAAATAAGTATGAAAATATTAAGAGAAAAATAGATTTAGTGATTCATGATGAATGTCATTCAATTGAAAATAGCACAACATTAGCATTTTATAAATGGTTAAGTGAGCATTCTTCAAATGCAAAAGTCATAGGATTTTCAGCGACACCTGAATATATAAAACCACTAAATAATTTAATATCATCTTATTCAATTTATAATGCATTTTGCGATAATGTTATATTACCACCTAGAATAGTATGGGTTAAAAGTGAAGATAGTATAAAGGATGATGATATTCTATTTATACTCAAAATGGAAATGGAAAAATTGCCTTATAAAAAAATTATTATTTGGTGTGGAACAGTTGATGACTGTATAGCATTAAGAGAAAAATGGGATTGTCATTTTCCAGATTATATAAAAGCGGTTGATTACAATAATTGTGAAAATAATAGTTTTTATACATTTTATAAGGCTGAAAAAAAAGCACTTTTGTTTTGTGCTGTTAAACATCGTGAAGGATCGGATATTCCTAATTTAGATGGCTGTGTCTTTATGGACAAAGTAGAAAAACGTAGTGAAAGAGTATTTATTCAGTCTATGGGGAGAGTTTTAAGATTGGATAAAGAGAGAAAGAAAACCTATGGATTGGTATTTGATGTCCGTGCAAAAAGCTCAATCGAAATTTGTAATCGTGTTCAATATTATTTAAAATTAAAAGATATCTTTCCATGGTCATATGATTTAAATTCTGTTCGTCATAACAGGAAAGTTTACTATGTAAATTCCCTGAAGATGAAAATTGCTGAACCAATTAAAAATTCTACACTCGACTGTAATTATGATCATGATGAAATACGTTATAATGAATCGGATGTTATGAGTCTATTTGTTCGAAAAATTCCTTTAGATAATCCAGAATACGAAGACAGATTAAAAAAAGAAATAACACTTATCTTAGAAAAAAACTTATTCGGAAATATAATGCGTGCGATGGAAATCTTAGAATTAACAAAAGGTATTCCGCATGTAACACGTGGTTCGTGTGGTTCAAGTTTAGTGTGTTATTTATTAGGAATCAGTCATGTAGATCCAGTAAAATATAATATATCATTTGCTCGTTTTATAAATACATATAGAACCACACTTCCTGATATTGATTTTGATTTTCCACATTATCTACGTGATGAGGTATTTCTTAAATTATTTCAAAAGTGGGGGAGTAAAGTAGCTCGAATCAGTAATCACAACTATTATCATGAAAAATCATCGTTAAGGGAGTCATTACGAAGAAATGGTGTTCATGAATTTATATCAAAGTATGAACTTCAAAAAAAAATAGATAGTTTTGATAAAGATTTTCAAGATCAAATTTATGATACACAGAAAGAATTAGAAGGAAGTTTTCGGGGATATTCTCTTCACTGTGGTGGTATAATATATTTTCCAAATGGCGTGCCCCGCGAATATATATTAGATGAAAGCGATAAAAAAATTATACCACAAGTTCACTTAAATAAACATAATGTAGCTGAACAAAAAAGCTTTAAAATTGATATATTATCTTCACGTGGATTATCACAACTCTATTATTGTCGACACTTTAATGATATTGATTTTAATCAACACATAGGTGACGAATCCACAATCCAATTACTTGCTTCGGGTAATAATGTAGGTATAACATTAGCCGAAACACCTTTAATGAAAAAGGCACTTATACTTATACAACCTAAAACAATTATGGAGTTAGCTATTTGTTTAGCTGTTATTCGTCCTGCTGCAAAAGATGCAAAAAAGGAATTTGAAATGGGAAAATACCGTAAAAATACGATGATCTTTGATGATGATATTATTCAATTGCTAGCTAAATTGTTTAAATGTGATGAAGAACTAGCTGATAAATTTAGACGCGGTTATTGTAAAGACGATAAAGAAACACATGCATTAATTGATAAAAAATTAGCACCTCGACCTAAAAGCAGTCAAACACGTATACGAAATATTTTATCGAATCTACGAAAGTATGGTTTCTGTAAAGCCCATGCTCTTTCTTATGCTCAATTAGTGTGGCAGCTTGCTTACGAAAAAGCTCATAATACCAAAACGTTTTGGGTTTCTACGCTTAAAAATACTAAATCCTGTTATCGTAAATGGGTGCATTTATTTGAAGCACGTTGCGAAGGAGTAACTAAAGATGTAACTAAACATGACCAATCACTTTATGCGAGGCAGCGTGAGCATGATTATTCAGGATATAAACCTATAGAACAATTACGTAATTGTGGTTATTGGTATGGAGATACATTTTATAATGGTTGTTATTATGTGAAAAGGGGAGAATTGTATCTCTTTAATGGTGTTGTAGCATCTTCCAGATTAGTTAAACGTGGCAAACAAGCTATGCTAATTCTCTGTTTGGGAATTGATACTAAAAGATTTATTGAAGTATTGGTTATGGGTAAAACTTCTTATAATACCAAAAAAGTAATTGCTCAGGGTCGTGGACTAATAAAACGAGAGTGTGAATTCTTTCCTTCTATAGAGTGCAAAGCTAAAAATATGTTATTTATATGATTATTGTAATATTTTCAGGCATCATAGTTTTATGTGAATAGTTGTATAAATAATAGGCACAAGGAATTGTAGATTCGGTAGTCCATCTCATTTTAGATAAAAAAGTATTATCTCCTATAGCTTCTAGTTGGAGTTGATTAAAATCTTTACTAATACTTAAGACTGATTCTATAAACCCACATTTAAATTCATGTTCTTTAATTTCTTTTTTATTCCAAATCGATCCAAAACATTCTAAATTTGGTTTTTTTGAATTTACATAAAACCCAGTATCTCTGAACCAGTAGGATGCTACAACTTCTTGGGTATATAAATTTAATATACCTCCTACTCGAATACTTTTTCTCTCTAAAAGATTTAGTTGGGTTTCATATGGAGCGATTAAAAAAGCAGAGTTATTATTTTGATTTTGATTCATATGGGAAAGTATTTTTTTAAAAGTGGAGAGAGAAAACCAAATTATTTTTAAATGACTCGGCAGTTTATTTCGAGATATATTTATCTGTTTGGTTAAGTCATAAGAAAATGTCGTATATTTTACAAGTGGGGTAAAAGAATGAAGAACGCCTTCTTTTTTAAAAAGAGAGACTAAACATTTTTTATTTGATTTTGTCCGTTGAAACAATTCGTGTGTTTGTATTAATTCTGGAGCAACATTTTTTCTTCTATGGCCTTTATGAACACATAAAAAATCTATATATGAAACTAAAAATTTATTATTATTGGGTAATGTAATATGAATTGATCTATTCATGATTGTTCCTACGATAACTCCAAATTGTCTATAAGTGCTTATATAAGCATTTTTATCATTTTTAAAATATGGATTTATTTGAGTATCAAATGTGGGTAAGTATTTAAAATTTTGTGAATTGCAAAAATGATCTTTGATAAAATTTTGAAGGTCAGTTTCTTTTTTGGCTATAGAAAATTGGTCCCAAGATTGTGTTTTAATATGAAGAGGATTTATATATTTATGGTTGTAAAAACTATTTTTAATAATAAAAGGTTTCATAAATTTTCTATAAAAATGATGAGGATGATTTACAGGCTGTTTACTCCAAAATGGATTTTTAATTTTGAAATACATCCAATAGAAAAGTAAGATAGTAATGAATATACTAACAAATATAATTGGATAAATCATTATTTATTATATTTGTTAATCAAAAATATTTAGATATCTAAGCTAACAGTATTTTTTTCAGAAATAGGTCTTCGAGCGCTTTTTTTTGGTTTGTTAGTAGGTGTTGTATTAGAAGTGGTTTGCACACGTTTAGTTGGGGAAACCTTTGTTTTCAATCCAGAAAGAAGTTGATCTATATCGCTGCTTGGGCCTTTCATTTCTGGTCTTGGCTTTCTAGGAGATCGATCAGGCTTTTCTGGATTTTCAAAGTTATCACTTAAATTAACACCTTGCTCAGGGGCACCTCTTCCAAAGCCAATATCTGGTCGAGAATAATTGTCCATGCGTGATGGATTTCTGGTTTTAACAGCTTGAGGAGGAGGACCTTGACTCATAGAAGGAGGTGGAGCAGGAGGTTGGGATCGTGGTTGAGGTCGTGAATTTTGCTGATCCATCATATCACTCATAAAATTGCTAAATCCAGGCTGTTGTTCTCCCATCTGATTTACGGCTGCCTGCGTAAATTGTTGCATGAGTTCTGGATTTTGTCTAAGAATATCATCCATACCTGGCATAGAAGACTTAAACATCGTATTAGTCATATGTAACATAATTGCGCTGCCAGAAAGCTGGAAGAGAAGCTTTAATTCTGGAGCCATCTTCGTTTTACTGCTATATTTTTCATGAAGTTCTCCAAAAATTTCATCATAATCCTCAATATTTTCATTCACTTGTTCTGACCATCCATCTAACTTAAAATCAAATGGATCAAATCTATTATTTAAAAACTCTAATCCAGTTACAGCAGCCATTAACATGCGTCCTTGAAATTTAACACTATTTGATCTTTCTTTTTCGCTTTTGATCGTCTCATATTCTCCTATCATTTCTTCTAGAGAGGATTCCATAGAATATTGTTTACTCAGACGTATTCCTTTTTTCTCTAAAGCTTCTAATTTTCTTAAATAGTTAAATTTCTCCTTTAACACCTCTTCTCTAGATCGTTTTGGTTGTGGAGCCACTTCCTTATCAGGATTCATAGGAATATTATTAAATTGAGAATAGCCATCCCAAGTTTTTTCAGGTTCTCCTAATTTGGTAATTGTAGGAGATGAACTAACTTCAGATGGTTTATTTTCATCAATATTTAATTTAATAGCCGGTTCATCTCCTAAATTTAATTTAATATCAGATGACGATGTTCCAGTTGTTAAAGCATTTAAATCATTTTCTAAACTAGTAAGATCGTCAATTTCGATTGAAGGTTTACCTTCCTCGTTTTCGTTCTTTTTTTTTGTATTATGATTCATGAGTAATTCTGCTCCAGCCATCGATGGAGCCGAAGATGATACATCCATTTGAATTGAGTCTCCCTTATTTAAAGTTATTGATGCTCCTCCAGATCCACTTGAAAGATCCACCGTATCTAAGTCAATTACTTCCATTATGAAAGTAATAGAACTTTTAATTTTAAGTAGTCCGCAATTTTACTTTAATATACCATAATGCTTGTAAAAATGAATCCGCCATATCATCCTTTTTTTTATGATTATCAAATAGCTGTGCCCATTTTGCATCCTGTGTATCTATAATCTCTTTAGCTGCACATCTTATTCCTAAATCTTTTCTTTCCTTATAGGTATAATTTTTTTTTGATTCCACAAACATTTTTAATTTGTTGTAAGAAGATACGTAAATTATATTTTCAACATGTATCATTACAAAATATTGTGTGATCATTCCTTGAATTGTTTTCATCGTTGAAGCGATTTTACTTATTTGATTTTCTATTAATACACAATCAATCTTATGATTTTTTAATAAGTCATCTAAAATATGTGTTAAATTAATACTCATAGCAACTAATCCGGTGTCCACTTTTTCATTTTCAATTGGTCTTAAAAAATTATCTCTTTTAAAATTCATCAATACTTCAAATAAATCTGCCTTTTTAATAGGAGATTCATAATTTACTTTATATAAGGTTGCCACATCTTTTAATTCAGATATTTTTAATCGTTTTAAACTTGTATCTGACATTTCTTTTTGCGGTATTATATAATCGCATATTTTGGCATGTTGTTTACAATAATAAATTTGATTTTTATCAAAATATGATGCTTTTTTTCCACATACTATATTAGGTTTTTTTTTCTGTTTACAGCTGCAATTAAAAACAGGTTTATTAATTAAATTTAATATTCCCCAATCTTCAATTGTGTATTTATTATTTTCACTATCTATTTCTAAAATACAGAAGGCTAGGTTTTTAATTCCAACATCAAAACTAATAATTTTCATATAAATAAATAAAGATAATCATTTTAAATATCTGTATTTATTTGAATTCCGGTGCAATCAAAGTGCAACGTTGAAGTTGTTTTTCCAAAAACACTTTTTTAAGGTTACTTGTTTCATAACCTGCTGGTTCGGCCCTATCTACACAAGATGTATATAAATATGGCGTATTAGTGGTTTGAGATGGTTGTTCAAAAACTGGCTGTTCGATACATTTAAATGTCTGATTTAAGGTAATTATTTTATCCGCATTTTTAATAAGATTCTGTCGATATTTCCAATTTAAACTCATTTCTTAATTTTAGTATATTATACTTAGATAAGAAATTATTGACCTTGTAACAAATTAACTAATTCTTGCTTTCTTAATTTATTTACATTTGAAGCTAAATTTCTTTCTGATGCTAATTTTTTTAATGCAGCAACTTGCATCTTTCCGTAGTCAATTTGTGGTTCTTCTTCACTACTTTCTTCATCTTCCTCATCTTCATCATTCAAGTCTTCAATCTCAAGTTCTTCTATTTGTCCTAGATCTACAACTTTTACTTGTTCTTTTGATGTTTCCTCATCTTCTGTATCATCTTCTTCTGCACTACTTTCATTTATTACTTCTGATCCAATTGTTGTTGAAGAGGGAATAAGTTCTTTATAAGGATGTGTTTCAAATGGATTAATTGTTGCTTTTAAACTATTATTATTTTCGCTTTCTGATTCTTCATCTTCCTCACTATCAGACTCATCGGATTCATTCTCTTGTTGTAAAGGTTCTCCAAAATGCGTTGTTTCTGTTAAATTTGGAAGAGGAACATTTGTCTGTTTTAAGGTATTAACTTCACTATGTAATTCGCTTATAAGATTTAACATAGTATTCATTTTGTTTTCACATGCCGTAATTTTACTTTTACAATAATACATTACTATTCCTGTAAGAAGGAGAATGACTCCTAAGCAAATGGTAAAACCACTACCTTCTAAACTAATCATTCTTAATTAGACTGTCTTCATATATTTAAATGCTTAATTTTACGAAACGTTTTTTTTAGCAGTTTTTAAGATTTCAACAGGAAAATTTAAATCTTCTAAAACCTTAATTCCACCTTTAATTTTAGTAATGCCTAAAGAAAGATTAAATTTAGTTTTAAATGTAAAATTCTCTACGCATTTTGTATTATTAAAATGGTCACAAAGTTGTAAGAAGTGAGTAGTTAGAATAAATCTAACATGTGGATTCTTATTTAGATATTCTAAGTATCCTATAGCACTTGCAACTGCCTCAGATGGATTGGTTCCAGAAAAAAGTTCATCAAACAAACACAAATGACGATGGTTAAAATCTTTAGTTATTGTATTTAATATATTTTTACACCGTCTTGCTTCTGCTTGAAATAAACTATCCCTATCACATGTGTCTGGAATATTAATATAACAGTGAAAAGAATGAAATGGATTAATCTTAGCTTTATCATAGAATCCCCTTCCTAACTGTTGTGAAAGAATTAAATTAATAGCAACCGATTTCAAAAGGGTAGTTTTACCTGATGCATTTGGTCCTGATAAAATTATACTTTTTTCGGATATATTAACCGAGTTTTTTATTGGAGTAATAGTATTATTTCTAAGACTTCCATGATAACTATCATAAAGAGCCGTATTTTTCTTTGAAAAGGAACATTTTTTTAATTCCTTCATGGAAGAAAAAGAAGAAATATTATTTGTGTATTCCTGAAATTCAAAGGTATAGTTTAATAGTTCTTCCAATTTTGTATCCTTGTAGAGATCGTAATAATATTTCATTTTAATTCCCATATCTTTAAAAACATTTTCTTGAATTAGTAAAAATTTTTGGCCTATTTCGTCAAGGTATATAATTTTTTCATCTAATATATCTACAAAAGGATCATATGAAGTTAACTTTTTATCGTTACAAATTTCTTTAAAATGTTTCATATCTAAAGCTGTTTTATTAAAATAATTACCAATTTTGTGTAATTCATCTACCATTTTTTTTGAATTTCTGTAAAATCTATAACATGTTAAACTATTTTGATAAATTTGAACAAAATATAGAATTACCGAAAATAAAACAAAACCTCTTTGGTCCATAGGAATGTTTTTGAAATCAAATAATTTTCCAATTGGTAACATAGATAAAACTTTTTTTAGTTCTGATAGATAGGTTGAGATTTTAATTGAAGAACCTCTTACTTTTAAAATAAAAAATGGAATAATTAACATGATAAATGGTGTCAGTAAAGAAAATAGTGGAGATGTTAAAGAAAACATAGATATAAGTTGCAACATATGTGGATTGGAATTAAGAGATTCAAACATTTCAACCGTTATGTATTCATATTTTTCTCGGAAACTAGGATTACCTTTTATTTCATTAATGATATTTTTAATATCTTCATAAGAAGATGTCATGTTAAAATTTTCAGCTAGTTTTTGTGAATCTTTTAAAAACTTAGTGTCAGTTGTGAAATTTGTCTCCCACATTTTTCTTACTTCTGATTTTTTTTCACATTTACCCAACATATCATCATACAGTATGTCTAATTGTAAATCATCATTAATATGTGAATCAAGACTATGGCAAGAATTAAGTAATTGAATTGGAGCTTTAAACATGAATTAAAATTTTATAAGAAATTAATTCATGATTTTAAACCTGAACAAAGGAGGCTGGAAGTTCAGCAATCGTAGTATTGTAAAATTGTTCAATTGATTTAAGCTGAGGTAAATCAAATCGCGTTACAAAATTAATACCTACACCTTTTCTACCCCATCTTCCACTTCGACCAATTCGATGAAGATAGGTATGAACACTCTTCGGCAAATCAAAATTGATTACTGTGCTCACTTGCTGAATATCAATTCCTCGTGCTGTAACATTTGAAGAAATTAAAATACGGGTCTTTCCATTTTTAAAATTTTCATATGCTTCCTTTCGCTGTTCCTTATCCATACTTCCGTGTAGCTTGGAAACGGCAAAGGAATCTTCAGTCATCGCGTCATACAGATCGTCGACACGCTTAATGCTATTACAGTAAATAATAGATTGCGATGTTGAAAGAGATGCATAAAGATCCTTAAGACAATCAAATTTATTTCCGTCATTATCCAAAGCTACATGATATTGCTCTATACCTTCAAGGGTAAGCATATCTGATTTAACTAGAATTTTTTGAGGATCTTTCATAAATTTTTCAGTTAGCTGTTCAACCTCAACAGGCATCGAAGCACTAAATAGACAAATTTGTGTAGAAGAAGGAAGAAATTGAAAAATGAAGTAAATTTGTTCTTTAAATCCAGAGGAAAGTAGTTCATCTGCCTCATCAATAACCATAACCTTAAGATCCTTTGTAACTAAATGTCCCCTTTTCATCATATCATAAGTTCGACCAGGACAACCAACGACAATATGGGGTGGTTCATTTGTCAATTTCTCAATATCAGAATACACCGATGTTCCTCCAACTAGAAGTTGGACACGAAGATCAGACATAAAACTACTAAGGTTTGTAATTACATCGTAACTTTGCTGTGAAAGTTCACGAGTAGGTGAAAGAATAACAGCCTGAATCGTATTCAGGGATGTATCAATATGATTCAGAGTCCCAATTGAAAAAGCCCCAGTTTTTCCTGTTCCTGACTGGGCTTGTGCAAGTAAATCTTTTCCATCCATCATAGGTTTAATAGCCTTACCCTGAATAGGACTAGGCTTTTCAAATCCAACGGAATAAATTCCTCTCAATAAATTAGCATTCATATCAAAATCGTCCCATGATTCTATCATAGTATATATCATACTACACGGGAAAAGGTTTAAGTATATTTATTAAAATGATATAAATAATTTAGTGTATTCTCTCCTAATAGATCTAGATAATCATGTCGACATGTCGATATAATCTCGAAGATGTTAACAAAATAAAACTTAGTGGGTTTTCTTTTGATTTGCCTAAGACTACTCAAGATCTAATTATGAATCTTTCAAAATTGGTGGGTTCACCTGACTATATAAAAACACCCACGTTTCAAAAAAAGAAAAGGGATCCAAATGAACCGGATTGGGATTTAATTAAACAATTTAAACCAACGGCAAAGGTTGAAAGAAGTGATAATGAAGAAATCATGCAAAGTATAAAGAGAGCTATGAATAAAATGACTGATAAAAATTATGATACTTTAAAGGAAGAAATTATGACTTCTTTGGTAAGTTTAGAAAATACAGATGTATTTAGTTTGATTTTAGATATAATTTTTAATTTGGCAAGCAGTAATCGATTCTATTCAAAGGTATATGCTTCACTGTATAAGGAACTTATGGAAAAATCATCTGATATATTTGCTCAGAGAATTGAAAGTGAACTGGAAAAATATGTTTCAAGGTTTACTGAAATTAAAAATATAAATGCAAATGAAGATTATGAGGGCTTTTGTGATAATAATAAACGTAATGAAGAGTTGAAAGCATTAACAGAATTTTTTTCAAATTTGATGATAATGGGTGTTATTCATGTAGATAAATTATATGAAATTTTCCAAGATCAAATTAAGCTTATTCATAAATATTTGGATAATAAAGATGAAAAGCATACTATTATTGAACTTTCGGAGAATATTTTTATTCAGCTTAAATCTGGAGCAGTGATGTATTCAGAATCTAATAAATTTACAGAAATGGTAGGATTGGTATCTGAAATTACTAAGTTAAAAGTAAAAGAACATCCAGGACTTTCAAATAAATCATTATTTAAACTTATGGATATAATTGATATTAAGGTTTA